GAGCAAAAAATTAACGATAGGGCTGGTTTGTATGCCAATCCCGAAACAGCTAAAGAGATTCGCCAGGCCTTGCGAGCCATGCCCGAGAAAGATCGAATTAAAGCGATTAATGATGCGGTGCAGAGAGGTGATGGTGAGGTGATTAAATCCATTTCTGGGGCGAGTGAATTGCTTACTGGAATATCATCTGATGTTTCTGCGAGATCAGTCCAGGCAATTCAGCAGCAAAAGGCTGGGGATTTAGTACAAGAGCTCAAATTACTAGATGAAGGCTTTTCTATGTCGCTCGCTGTATTAAAGGATGTAAACTCAGCAGTAAGAGAGGGATTTGATCCAGGTAAACTTCGCGAGATTGAAGAAAAGGAGCGAATCCATCAAGAAGCCGTTAGTAACTTTGAAGGGGCATTCGGAGACCACATAGAATGATACCAACAGCTGAACAGCTAGAGATATGGGATCGCATCACGGCGCTGACCAATAAGCCCAATTTATCGGACGATGACATCGCCCAAATCAGAGAGCTTGCGACAGAGCTCCCGGCGGTAATGGCAGATCAACTTGAGGAAGGTTTATTTTTAATTGAGGCGGACAAGACTAGGCGAAAAGCCTAAAGTGCATTTTTCTGATGATAAGTATTTAGGAATAAAAAAAGGCGCTTATTTCTAAGCGCCTGATTTTAAAGGAATTTCTCCCAAAAATGGCGGTGGGCCAGGCAGCCAAATAGCAATATAAGTCATTGTTTGTAAAGGATTTAATTCAGATAAGTGGTTGATAATTAAAGAGTCCTACTTATCAACTTGTAACTATTTGTCGCATGATTTAGTATCCAATAATATTATTTTTGATAAGTAGATAGTCATTAATAAACACTATTATTGGTTGGGGTTCGAATCCCAACCCAGGATTCCAACCCATGCCAAAGAAAGTTAAAGAGCTAAGCGCAACCGAAGTGAAGCGCCTCACCTATGCAGTGAGTAAAACAACAGGCAAGCCTTATAACGCGTTTCATGCCGTTGGCGGCGTCGCTGGATTGTTGTTGCAAGTTACCCCTAGTGAGGCCAAATCCTGGCTATTTCGAACCACGGTTGATGGTGAGCGAATTGCTATAGGTCTCGGTAGTTATCCGAGCGTTACCCTAGCACGCGCCCGAGAGAAAGCCCGGGAAATGATGGTTAAGATTGACCAGGGCATTAATCCAGTAGAGGAGAGGAAAGCTCGTCGTCGTGAGGCAAAGCTGGCTAGACTAAATACAATCACTTTTGCGGTCGCGATGGCCGAATACATAAAAATGAAATCTCGGGAATTCAAAAACCCTAGACAGGCCCAGCAATGGGAAAACTCATTAAATACTTATGCAATTCCTCATATTGGCAATGTTCCAGTAAGAGAGATTGAATTACCTCATATAAAAGCCGTATTGGACCCAATTTGGCAAAGCAAAACCGAAACAGCAAATCGAGTAAGGGCGCGGATTGAAAATATCCTGGGCTGGTCGGCGGTCCATGGTTATCGTTCAATTGAAAATCCAGCACGATGGCAGGGATATCTTGATGGTGTTTATCCATCGCCTGAAAAGATCAAAAAGTCCAAAAGCCATGAGGCGGTTAACATTGATGATTTACCTGGATTTATAAAGGAGCTTCGGCAAAGGTGTTCCGGGATGGCAGCCCAAGCCCTTGAGTTCCTTATACTTACCGCGTCCCGTACCAATGAGGTTATTGGCGATAAGCGAACAGGAAAGCCTGGTATAACCTGGAAAGAAATCGACTTTGAAAGAAGGTTATGGATTATTCCAGGCGATCGTATGAAAAGCGGTCGAGAACACAGGGTTCCGTTATCGCCCCGCGCCCTGGAGATATTAAAGGAAATGAATCCAGGCTTGCCTGATGCTTATGTGTTCCCCGGTCCGAATGGTGCAATCGCATCCAATAACTTTTTGAGTGCAGTATTAAAACGCCTAGAGATACCAGCCACGGTCCATGGGTTTCGTTCCACCTTTAAAGACTGGGCGCGTGAGAGGGCCTCACACTTCCCTGATGAGCTTTCAGAACTTGCCCTGGCACATGTTAATAGTGACGCCACAAGGGCCGCCTATGCGCGCTCAGACCTTATTGAGAACAGGCGAGAACTAATGGCTGAATGGGAGGTGTTTTGCCTGGGAGGTGGTAAGTGAAACCTAGAAGTATGCAAGAACTTATAGATGATGATGTTGACACGTTTCTTAATGGAAATGATCCTGAACCTCTTATCGAGAAATTTAGAAATGGTATACCTTTGTATGAATTTGAGAGCAGCCAAAAGGTAATAGTCTCGCTTTTACGAGGCCAAGCCATAAGACCTAAAGGCAAAAAACGTAGTATTAATGATAAAGCTAATGCTCAAAAAATAGAAACAATGCTTATTTATGTTGCACAAGCGATTGGCGCAGGTTTTGGAGCAATCACAAACAGCCCAGAAACGACTGACCCCTCCCGATATGCAACAAACCTGGTTTGTGAAAAGTTTGCTGGAGTTTATCGAATAACACCCAAAACATTATACAAACATTGGATGCAACGAAAAAATGAGCCTCTTTTTAAAAGCTATATAAATTTTGGTGAGCAAAATCGCGAGATGATCCGCTTGTTTTTCAGTGACTCATAAACAATTTTAAAAGGAACTATTTAGCAAAACCAATATGCAAATAATAGGTAACTGTCGCTAACAATTACAGGAGACAGTTACCCATGAATTACCTTTCAGACAAAGACCTGGCCACCAGGTACTCAGTTCACCGCGCAACCATTTGGCGCTGGACTGAACGCGGTCTATTCCCCAAGCCCATCAAATTTAATAACAGCACACGTTGGCTATTGGCTGATGTTCAGCGCTGGGAAGAATTACATACGGGGAATAGATAAATGATGTATAAAAAAAAGCCCCAAAAAAATGGGGCTGAAAATCATAAACGACTAAACAAAACGACATGTAATAATAGCACAGATTTCGCATTTATTTCAGATGGTTATGGTGTAAGGTTCGAGTTTCACTTTCATAAAAATGGTGTGATGGGAGTCAATGCAATTTGGCATCCTAAATTCCCTGGTCCCCTACTAAATCGCTTGGTAAAAACCCCTCAATATCAGCAGGCATTGCTACGTGCCACCATTGCAGAAATGGGGGGGCTGAAATGAACAACACTTATGCTCACTTAATGGAAAAAGTTGCTGTTCATCTATTTGGGAGCCCCAAAAAAGTAAGTTCAAATGAATGGCGATTTGGCACCAATGATTCATTATCTATCAATCCAATAGATGCCACATGGTACAGCCACGAGGAGAAGAAAGGTGGTGGACTATATGATTTGATTACCTGGCAAACCGGCGAGCAAGGAAAGCGCTGGTTAGAGAAAAATGGCTTCCTTTATTCGAATGATGTTATTGAAAAAAAAGCGGACGTTAGCGAGCTTTTAAAGCAGCCAACCGAATACATTTATACCGATGAGCATGGCGAACCTCGTTATAAGGTCAAACGCTATTATCAGAATGGCGCCAGGAAGTTTTCCCAATCTCATTTTAAAGATGGACGCTGGGACAAAGGCCTGGGCGGTGCAGAGCCGTTGCCTTATCAACTCGCGCATTTATATGCCAATCTTACCGCGACCGTTTATATCGTTGAGGGCGAAAAGGACGCGGACCGTTTAATAAAAATGGGATTTGTTGCCACAACAAACAGCGGCGGGGCGGGTAAATGGTCCGCAAAACTTAATAAATGGTTCAAGGGGCGCGATGTAATCATCATTCCCGACAATGATGAGCCTGGGCAAAAGCATGGGAAAATGGTATTCAGTGAACTATCCAAGGTGGCTAATAGTGTCGCTTTACAAGACCTGGTTAAAATTTGGCCAGATTGCCCAGAAAAGGGTGATATATCTGATTTTATGGACGCAGGTTGCGACATGAAATTGATTGGACTCGATTCATCACTCGAGCTTAATTCAAAGCCCATTTCAGCCCTCGAAAAACTCCGGGCAATGTCTGCAACAAATCGAGTTAATGAGATGAAGAAAAAAATGTTAAATGATGTTTTTGTACTTAAACACTTAGCGATATTAGGACAATGGACGGTGTTCTATGCAGCGCCAGGAACGGGCAAAACTTTACTTACAATATGGTTGCTTGTCGAAGCACTGAATGAAGAAAAGGTAAATCCCAGCGATGTTTTTTACGTCAATTTAGATGACACCTATTCTGGCGGTGTTTTAAAGGCAGAAATAGCCAAGGAATATGGCTTCAATATGATCATTAATGGTGATGAAGGAGCCAGGCCAGCACTCATTCTAGAGCTTATGGATGCCTTGGTTCTTGAAGGTGATGCCATGGGTAAAGTGTTGATTTTGGATACCCTCAAAAAGTTCACGGATACGATGGATAAAAAAGCGTCCAGTGATTTTGGCGAAAAAATTCGCAACTTTGTTGCTGTCGGCGGGACCGTTATTTGCCTAGCACACACAAATAAGCGCAGAAATAGTGATGGGAAACCCATTCCTCAGGGAACGTCCGATATAGTAGATGATGCAGATTGCGCTTATATATTGGACGCAGGAAACGGTGGAGAGTTATCCGTTGGACGTAAATCAGGCTTAAATATGATTGAGTTTGAAAATATAAAATCGCGCGGACGTGTAGCCTCGAAAGCCTATTTTGAGTTTACGATTAATGATTCATTGAGCGAAGAAATGCCAAAGCAAAACTATCACGACTTATTGAAAACAGTTCGCAGAGTTTCCCAGAGCGAAGTAGATGAGAGCCATGCGGTGATGAATAAGCATGCTCAGTTGATTAAGGACCAGGAAGTTATTTCGGAAATCATCGAGGTTATAAAAAGTGAAGAAATCAACAAAACTTACTTGATAAAAAGACTTGTAGAGGAAACCGTTTTTTCTAAAAAACGAATTAAAAGTGTTCTGGACCGCAGGACAGGGGATGACTATAACCAAGGGCATCGCTGGGAGCTAATTATTGGTGATAATAACAAACATACATATTTCCCCTTAAAAAAACCCTGGGATGTTCAAGCAGAAATTTTATTGGAACATGGGGGGCAGGGGTAAAAACCAGAAAACCTAAGAAACCGGACAAACCCTTTATTTGACTGGGTTTGACCGGTTTAGCAGGTTTGGCTAGATTATTAAGTTTTATAGGTTTAACTAGTTTTTATAGGGGGGGTACCAGTGACTTCCTTAATTTTTAATCTGCTTATCCCGTAATCTATTGGCGCATCAATCCCAATTTTTAAACCTGATTCAGTCAAAATCTTAATTGTTATCTTTTCCCCATCGGGCGTTTGAATTATTACACCTTCACATTTCTTGTCACGTCGTATTACTAACATGTGTTTTCCTCCGTGAATTGACCTTTCAAGGATAGTGCTTCAATTGCAGCAAATCAGCTGCACCAAGGTCTAGAATTATTGCTTTCAATACCGCGCCCGATTTAAATTTAGTAATGGCTTCTTAATTAACCGCCATACATATATTAAATTCAATAACTTATAGATAAATTATCTAATTACTTATCTAAATACCCTACAACACTTCGCAATTTATGTCATAATACTGGTTAATTATTGATCAATTATTGGGGTATTAAGATGGCGAGACCGTTTGAAAAACTACCACCTGGCGCTAAATCGCACCTGGAAAGCATGGCCGCAAATGGCTTGCTATCTGAATCAGCAGCAGCAACCAGCCTGGGAATGCCCCTAGACCAATTCAGAAAAGTAATTATGGATCATGCACCCTCAAAAGAGATATGGCAAAACGCCCTGGCGGTTGAGCGTGATCAATTGCTGGGCGCTTTATATCAACAGGCTGTTGATGGCGATACAAAGGCCGCAGCGACATTGCTGGCAGTTCGCCACGGTCTAAGTGAGAAGCAGCCAGGGGGCGCCTCAGAGCGCGTGAGTGTGGTCTTTAATTTGCCGGCAGCTATGGACCCAGGCGAATATTTAAAGGCTGTAAGAGTTGAGCAGGACAGAATAAGCCATGGCTAGACAGCAACAGCCCGGGGATTTGAGCAGATGGCAACAACAAGCCATGACTGTACCAGAGCAATTTGATTTGTTCCTGGGTGGAGGTAGGGGAGGCGGCAAGTCCCATTTATTGGCTGCACTATTTCTACGCCACTGCGAGCAATACGGCGAGCGGGCTCGATGCTTGGTAGTACGTCGATCATTTCCGGGGCTACAGGACCTAGAGGCCGAATTTAGAAGCTATTTCACCACCATATACGGCAATGCGCTAAAAATTGATGTGAATAAGCACCGGTTCACCCTCCCGGGCGGGGCCATTATCCAGTTGGATCAGTTGGAACGAGAGTCCGACTTTCAAAAGTACCAGGGTAAATCCTTTTCTCATATAGCAGTTGATGAGGTAGGGCAGTATTCCAGCCCTGTATTAGTCGATCGTTTGCGTTCTTCACTCCGGGCCCCAGTAGGCGTCCCCGTAAGATTTATTTTGTTAGCCAACCCTGGCGGCACAGGTCATTCCTGGTTGGTTCGTCGTTATGCTATGCGCTCCCCATGGACCCCGTATGTTGATGATGCCACCGGGTTTGATTTCGTTACCGTATCCAGTACCTACAGAGACAACGATTTTATAGATCGGGAGCGATACGCCAAAAACCTTATGGCCTCATGTGCCACTGATCCCGAGTTAGGCAAGGCTTGGCTAAATGGTGATTGGTCAGTATTACGCGGAGCGTATTTTTCTAATGTCATTGATGAAAGACGGATAAGAACCGAACCTTGGGGATTCATTCCAGGTAGGGATGCACCGGATATTCCATCGAATGCCAAAGGATATAGGGCAACCGCTGGCCAATTGAGAGATAAATGGACCGTTTACCTATCCCATGACTTTGGAGTGGCGGCGCCCTCAGTGACTTATTTATGTGTGAAGTCACCAGGTGGAGAGGGGCCGGATGGTCGGTACTATCCTAGGGGATCAATAATCTTAATTGATGAAGAAACAACGACCCATCCCGATGATTTAAACGCCGGTTTAGGCCTAACCGTCCAAGATCAGGCCGCGCGCATTATCAATATGTGTGAGCGCTGGGGAGTAAGTCCAAGTGGAGTGGCTGATGATGCCATTTTTAATAGGACCGGTTCGGATAGTGGCAGCATTGCCGACGAGTTTAGAAAGGCGAAAGTTTACTTTTCCCGCGCCCGGAAAGGTTCTCGAATCGCTGGCTGGCAGACTATGCGCAGATTATTGGCTAATGCAGGCCAGCCTGACGTTCCTGGGCTTTATGTATCGCGTTCTTGTGGTATTTGGTGGCAAACAGTACCAACACTACCCCGTGACCCTAGAAACCCAGAGGACGTCGATAGTACGTCATCAGACCATGCCGCCGATGCTTGTCGATATGCCCTGACAAACTCGGTAGAGCTTCCACAAATTGAATTAACCTTCTTCGATTAAGCTAGGAGTAACAATATATGAAATACAGCAAAGTGATCGAGCAACACGAAAAGCGCCTGGCTGAAATGGCTGGGCAGAATAATCCGTTTATGAATGAAGTTAAGCGAATGATGCGCGGCGTTTCTTCTCTGGAAAATTTGGCAGTTAATCGCAACCCTCGCCATACCGAGGAGTTGCACATTTCAGAGATAGCCAAATCAGCAAGACGTTTACAAAAAGAGGCGGACGCGGCAAGCGATCGTGTAAATGCAATTTATAGAAATAAGTTTTTAGAGCTTGAGCAAAAAATTAACGATAGGGCTGGTTTGTATGCCAATCCCGAAACAGCTAAAGAGATTCGCCAGGCCTTGCGAGCCATGCCCGAGAAAGATCGAATTAAAGCGATTAATGATGCGGTGCAG